AGCTTGGACTGCTTCTGTGGGGCTCCCAGTGGATGAAGAACCTGCCACCCTCATCGCCTCATGAGGGCATGAGATCATGACGCGCTTGTCGCCCGCCGGCGAATCCGTACAACCCGCAAAGGATTCATGAAATGCACGTCAACGTCTACGCCTACGAGGCAGTGACAAATATCGAAGTGATCGAGCGCGAGTCTCGCGACGACGGCCGGACCTATCGCGGGCTGCGCATTCACCTGAGTCAGCCCGACTGGCTCGGAAACGGAAACAGCAACGCGGTCACTTTTTGGGGTCGGCACGTCGGCCTTATGCTCAAGCACGCGCTGGACACGTGGACGGCGTTTGAGGCGGAGCGCGACGACCGTGACCCTCCCGACGCGCACACGGTCGGGGAGATCGGCGCCGTCCCGCAGGCCGCTGCCGGAGTCCAGGCTGGGACCTCCGCAGCGCGGGACACGGAGTTGGCGGCCATGCGCGCAGCAGTTGCCTCGCGCGTCTTGCTGGAATGCTCCGCCGAACGGCGAGCCTGTGAGAATATATTCGCCCGTTTGCAGTCTCTATTCGGGGAGGTTGTCGAGGAAAGGGACGCCAACAGGGCGCTGGCGAACGCTGCCGCAGCGCACGAACAACGTGCTCTCGCTGCCGCCACGAGAGCGGACCAGATAGCGGAGCGCGTGGAGGTGGCGTTCCGCCGCCTGACCGATTCCGCTCGGCGCTTGGCGGATTCCGCGCTGGACAGGGGGTGATCGGCCGTGGAAGCGAACATTACGCGCACCGTGCGCCGTGTGGGAGGATTGCTGTTCGACGACTGGCGGCGGCGGCTGTGCGCGTTCCTCCCCTCCCTATATGTTCTGCTGCTCGCGTCCCTGTGGGTGCTACCGTCCGCGCTGCGCCCGGCAGCGCCTGGGGCCGACATCCGCGCGGACGTGGCGATCTACCGGTGCATGGGTGGCGTGCCGCTGGCGGAGACGCTGGACCGGCTGGCGGAACTGGGCATCGACGCGTCGGGGCCGGACGCGCGGCGGAAACTGGCGGCAGTGGGGTGTGGGGAATTAGGAGAACAGCGATGAGCGTGGATCAGGATGGACTGTTCGAAGAGACGACGTGGCCGCCGTTTCTTGACTTGCCGTCGTGGCGCCGGCCGACATGCGCCGAGCCGCAAGTCGGCCCACCACATCGCCTTCGTCAGCGCGCGGCGCCGATACTTGGTGACGATAACCAAGTGATAGTGAAGCGCATACACGCAGTGAAATAGGGCATCTAGCTCTTGCATTGCCATAGCGACCAATCTATGGAAAGCCATGGATTTGCGCAAGGTCACATACAAGCTCTATCCAAATGCGGGCCAAGAGGCTTCGCTGCGTGATCTGCTGCGCCATCACTGCAACCTCTACAACGCCGCCGTGCAAGAGAGGCGCGATGCCTGGGAGAAGCACGGCGTCTCGATCTCCTATCGGTCGCAGTGCTTCGGCCTGACCGAGCTTCGTCATACCAGCCCAGAATGGATCGTCGCGAACTGCTCCTCCGAACAGGTCACGCTGCGCCGCGTCGATAAGGCATACGACGCGTTCTTCCGTCGATGCAAAGACGGCGAGGAACCCGGCTATCCGCGTTTCAAGGCATTCAGCCGCTATCCCGGCTTCGGCTATAAAAGCCATGGCGACGGCTGGCGGTTCACGCCTGGGCCAGACTGGAAGCACGGCACGCTGCGCCTGCAAGGCGTCGGTATCGTCCAAGCTCGCGGACAGGCCCGTCAGGGGGGCACCATCAAGTCGTGCGAGTTGATGCACAAAGGCGGCGTTTGGCACCTGTCGCTGACCGTCGAGTGCCCTGTCATCGAGCGGGAGAGCGGCAACGAAGCCTGCGGGATGGATTGGGGCGTCGAGACGTTCGCCATGCTGGCACTGCCGGATGGGACGTCCGAGCCGATCGCCAATCCCCGCTTTTATCGGACGGAGAAGGCGCGCGAGCTTGAGCTTGAGCGCATCCGGGATCGCCGCAAGCGCGGCTCCAAGCGCCGTCGCAAGGCCGCCATCCAGTGCGCCCGTCTGAAGGCGAAGAACGCCCGCCGCCGCCGGGACTTCCATCACAAGACAAGCGCCGCGCTGGTCAAGCGCTTCAGCCTGATCGCGACCGAGAAGCTCGAAATCTCCAAGATGACGCGCTCGGCCAAAGGGACGGCCGAGAAGCCTGGAAAGAACGTGAAGCAGAAGGCCGGTCTCAATCGGGAAATTCTCGACACAGCACCGGCCGCCTTCCTTGGAATGGTCAGGACGAAAGCGGAAGAAGCTGCGTCCCTGTACATGGAAGCGCCGACCCGTAAGCTGAAGCCGTCGCAGACGTGCCCGGCTTGCGGATGCGTGAGGAAGAAGTCGCTCAGTGAACGGACGCATCTGTGCGCCGACTGCGGACATACCGAACCAAGGGATGCCGCGTCGGCGAGGGTGTGCCTGAATTGGGCGCTGAACGAAATTGCGAGCAGCCGGGAACCGCGCTGTGCAGCCTAAAAACTGCGAAACCATCACCAACGCTCATGGTGGTGGTAGTTCATTACCGCCGCTGAATTTGCCCTTGCACGACGATCCTGCGATGTGCAATCAATCGCGCCCCGTAGCCGGGAGGTAGCCCGACGGTGTCAGAGGTTGCGACAGCGGGAGGAATTGCTCCCGTGTCTGCGCGTGCCGAGAGCGGCGCCGTAATCAGCAGCAGCAAGTTGAAAACATGGGGCGGCCCCCGAGAAAACAGCGGCGGCGCGCGCCCCAACAGCGGCGGTGTCCGCGTCAACTCAGGTGGACGCCGAGCAGGCGCCGGTCGCAAGCCCAAGCCCCTGCCGATCATCGCGGCCGAATGGACCGAGCCGAAATGGTGCGTCTGGCAATCGCATAGCCAGAGCGAAGGCCTCGCCACCCACGAATTGACCAGGGCCGGCTACCGCGCCTATCTGCCGCTGCGGGCCGTCGAGCGCCGGGATCGCGTGCTGTCGACGATGATCCACAAGGTGAGAGTGCCCCTCTTCTCCGGGTATGGATTCGTGCATCTGGCCCCTACCGATCCTTGGGCGCCGATCCTTCACATGGCCGGAATCCGCGGTATGCTGCTCGCCAGCAACGGTTCGCCCGGCGGAATTGTCGAGCCTGAGTTCGTGGAAAAATTGATCGCCGACGAAGCCGAGCGCTGTGACCTGTCGTTCCCGCCCATGATACCGCTCGAATTCGGCGTCGAGGTACGGATCGAGGTCGGCGCTTTCGAGGGACGGTCAGGCCGGGTGCGTGCCTGCGACGGGATGATAACGGAGGTCATCATGGGGCTTTTCGGTCGGGGAATCCCGGTCCTGATCAAGCGGGCCGCGCTGACGGTGGCCTGAAATGCCCGACGACACGGCGCCGCCAAAGCGCAAGCGCGGCGAATGGTCTCCGGAGCGCAAGGCCAAGTGGAAGGCCCGCATGGCGCTGACCAACGACAGGCCGGCGCGCGGCGGTGGCGACAAGCCGGCGGCGGGCAACGCGGGGGACAAGCCCCCGCAGCCATTCACGGCGGACGACCCCCGTCAATACTCCGAACGCGAGTCCGGGGGGCGGTTTACGCCGACAGCGCGCGCCGCCATGCGTCGGGCGGCGGCCGATGAGCGCTTTGCCGATTGGGTGAATCGCGCCGATGCCGCCAGGAAGCGGATCGCCGAAGCGGAGCAGGAACTGCGCAAGTGGAAGGACGCGGGGGGCAAAGGCCCGCGACCGCCAGGACCGTCGCACGCCGATGAGAGGTTGCTGGCCGATCTGGCGCAGAACATCATCAGTCGCGCCGAGGGCGCGCCGACGCAGACGATCGTGAATCCCAATGTCCTCGATGGCCTATCCGTTGCAGATCAGCGAGCTGTTATCGAAGTTCTCGACGCTATCGCCCGAAGCAAGGGCGAAGATCAAGAAGGAGATGCTCCGAAGCATCACTGAGCACGAGCGCGGACGGTTCATCGACACGCTCTACCCGGACACGGGGCCGCTGCGGCGGGAGCTTTACGTCAAGCATTTGGAGTTCTGGCGGGCCGGCGCGATTCATGATGAGCGAGCCTTCATCGCCGCCAACCGATGCCTCACTCTGGCGACGGCGGTGGAAACGGATCGAGGCGAGCGCCGGCTCGAAGAAATTGCCGACGGGACAGACTTCGGTGTTGTGTCGTGGGTTGATGGATCGCGACAAACCGCACGAGCGCAGCCCGTATTTCTGAAGGGCATAGAGCCAGCGTTTCGTCTAATGTTGGACAATGGGGAAGCGGTTGAGTGCTCCGGTAGGCACCGGGTATTGACCGTCGAGGGGTGGCTTTCACTCGCCCAGTTAGTTCGTCGCGCAAGTGGTCAGCGTTTGTCGAATGCAGCACGAGATTGCTCGGCCAGTTGTGGTACGGGCAATCATCCTGATGATCAGGAACTTCATCCGGCGCAAGATACCGACCGAGAACAACCTCCATCATCAGGCGATGCTCGAACACCCGGCCGCTCTGGCGACAGCAAGGATGCAGGGGCGCGTAGACCAGCACGTAGCCATGTTTGTCCAAGGTGCGACCGCCCTTCCATTCCGGATGCGATTCGGCCGCGCGGGGGCCGGTGCGCGTCGGTGGGAATCCCTCAGTTGTCTGTAGGCGCCGGACAAGCCTTTGAACCGTGGCGCAATGAACGCCAAGATGTTCGGCGATGGCGTCTTGGGTCATGCCCTGAGCCAAGAGTTGACGCACTACGGTGGGGTTCAACACGTAATCCCGGCCTCGGTGATGGCGGGATGCAATGCCGCGGCGACGAAGATAAGCGCCCACAGCGCGCTGAGACAGGTCGAGGCGATCGGCAATCTGCCGCATCATCAGCCCTTCGTCTCGAAGTGCTAGAATGGCTTCATGACGCGCCCGGCACGGCGATATTTTACCCATCGGCTCACCCTGCTCTGGTCGGCGGAAACAGGATTGTAGCCGTTCAGGGAATTGGTTACCAGCAAATAGTTGACTTTGCCGTGCCGGGGCCGCGCAACTACATGGCCGGCGGCCTTGTCCATCATAACAGTGGCAAAACGACTTGTGTGGCGTACGAGGACGCGCTTCATCTGACCGGAGCCTACCCTGGCTGGTGGGAAGGCCGCCGCTTCGATCGGCCGATAGTATGCTGGGCGTGCGGCACGGATGCAAAGGCGGTGCGCGAGAAATTGCAGCCCGTTCTGGTCGGCCCGACCGGAGCGCAGGGTACCGGCATGATCCCTCGGGCGAATCTGTTGCGGGCAGTTCTTCGCAGCGGAACGCCGGACGCAATTGACTTTGCGCTTGTCCAGCACGCCAGCGGCGGCATTTCTCGCCTTGTGTTCAAGGCATTCGAACAAGGACGAGAGTCCTTTCAGTCGGCCGAGGTCGATGTCATCCAACTCGACGAAGAGCCTCCAATGGACATCTACACGGAGGCCCTGACGCGCACAATTTCCACGGTTCCGGGGCGCCGCAACGGCTGCGTGCTGTTCAGTTTCACGCCCTTGCGTGGTCTCAGTGATGTGGTGCTACAATTTCTGCCGGGCGGCGCATACCCCTCGACATTGGAGTTGCGCAAACAGGCTTGGGGCTGGTGATCCTTGACAAAATTCGTCACCACCGCGGGTTGGGCTGATTCGCCGCATATCACTCAAGAAACCGCCAACGAACTCGCCCGGTCCTACCCGCCGAACGAACGCGACGCCCGAATGCACGGCAAGCCGTCGCTCGGTGCCGGCGCCATCTACCCGGTGCCCGAAACCGAAATCGTCGTCCCGCCGTTCAAACTGCCCTACTACTGGAAATTCGCCTACGGCCTCGATGTCGGGTGGAACAAGACGGCGGCGATCTGGGCGGCGATCGATACAGAGACGGATGTCGCCTATCTGGTGTCCGAGCACTACCGTGGACAGGCCGAACCGCCGATCCATGCCGAGGCGATCAAGGCACGCGGCGCATGGATTCCGGGATTCATCGATCCGAGCGCGCGCGGGCGCGGCCAGAAGGACGGCGAGCAGCTTCTCGCGACCTATCGCGACCTCGGGTTGCGGCTGACGCCGGCGGACAACGCCGTATCGGCCGGCATCCTCGCGGTGTGGACGCTGCTGTCCGAGGGGCGGCTCAAGGTGTTCGCCACGATGGCGAACTGGCTGGCCGAATACCGCATCTACCGGCGTGACGAGCACGGCAAAATCATAAAAGAGAAAGATCACGCAATGGATGCCACGAGGTATTTAGTAATGAGCGGCCTCGACCGCGCCGAATTCAAGCCGCCCGAACTGGCGAAGGCCGCGCGTCCGGCGCCGAGGCAGGAATGGTCGCCGCGCGCGGCCTTGGATGCGGATGGGTACGGGCGCTAAATGTTCGGCGGCGGCTCTCCCTCCCCTCCGGCTCCTCCACCGCCCCCGCCGTCGCCACCGACAATGGCGTCGCCTGGCATTGGGGGAGCGGCACAAAGCGTGCAGCAGGCTGCGGCGGCGGCGGCTGGCGCCGGGTTCGGTGGCACGTTGCTGACGGGCGCGAGCGGAGCCAGCAACCCACAGACTGCCCCCAAAACATTGCTGGGCGCCTGATTCATGGCTGATCCCGCCGCCGGACGCCGCTACAACGGCGCCTTCGATCCCGCGCAACCGTTCTATTTCTCCAGTTCGCCGTCTCTCCTGAGTCAGCAGCCCGCCAACCAGGACGACACCCCGCCAGTCGCCCCCGCGTGGCTCGGCTGGCCCAACATGTTCCGCCACCTGGAGGCGAGACTAGCGGCCGAAAAGACGTGGCGCCTGTCTTGGTGGCGTCTTTGGGGCGACATCGCGCGCTTCCAGCTTCCCAGGCGTTACCACGCGTTTTTGACGGAGAACGACTACGCGAGAGGGTTGCGCCGCGATGGCGCGATACTGGACAATACGGCCACGCTCGATGGCCAGACCTGTGCCGGCGGCATCATGACCGTGTGCACCGATCCCGACCGGCAGTGGATCAAGCTCGGCGCGCCGCCCGGCGTGGAAGTCGATCGCCAGGGCAAAATGTTCTTCGACGACCTGACCGAACGGCTCCGCTTCATACAGGATGAGACCGATTTCTACATCAGTCTCAACCAGTTCTACGAAGACCTCGTGTTCTTCGGCACCGGAGTCGTTATCGACTACGAGGATTACGACAACATCTTCGTCTGCCGCAACCCGTGCGCCGGCGAGTTCTGCTTGGCCGCCGGGGCGAACAACGAGGACCAGTCGCTG